CCCACGCGAGTTAGTCGCTGATTCTGTTGCTTACTACCTAGCAAACCCTAAATCTATGAAAGAAAATTATCCAGATTTGGCGAAGTTTGTTAGGGATGGTGTTAATGAAAGCGGTGTAGCTGAACATATAACTTTCCATTCACTTGCTGGCCTATTAGGCGCAGCTGGCATGATGGCAGCTGTCCAAGCCGCAATGACAGGCGAAGATGACGAAGAACGCCCCGGAATACTGAACTTGCTTCAGCCCCAAGGCATCCTTCAGCAAGCCTCAATCTAAACAAAACCAAGGAGACACACTGTGAAAATCACAGCCTTTGACCTCGTGCGTATGACGCATGAAGTCGAGCGTGTCTCTGCATCAAAAATCCCAGAAGCCCAGAAAATCTTGGTTCTAACGGAACTGCGTAATGCAGTGCCAGAGCCAGTTTTCTGTGCTGCTGCGACTGCGACCAGAGATTACGTCTTACAAACCATAGAAGGAGCATTGAATGGGTGCGCCAAAACAACCAAGAGCCAAATCCCCATCGAAAAAGGGACAAGGGCCAGCCCCACACAAAGCCCCGAAGAAGAACTACTTCTCAACTCTGATGGAAACGGAAGAGGGCAGAGCATTGCGCCGGAAGTGGTCAACAAAACCCCGCAAAAACGCAGGAAGACCAAGAGGAGTGCCTGATGGCTACAGGAAAGAAATCATCGAGCCAATACGGCAAGAAATCCAAGCCGAAGCAAAAGAAGTGGTGAGAATAATGAGTGAAAAATACAATATTGAAGATGAGTACGCGAAAGCTGCCCTAGAAACGGCAGTAGAAGTAATGAAATGCCCCGGCGAAAATAGAGAGCGAGTAGCCGCAGCACGTCTTGTACTGGACTTCACCAAATCCAAGCCATCAGCAAAGAGCGAAGTATCAATCAGCAAAGCTGAAGACTTCCTAGCTAGCTTGCTGACCCCTGATGAGGATGATGGATAAGAAACTAAAAGCAGTCAGGAAAAGACTGCTCACTGACTTCCCATTTTATAGCCAAGCTGCTCTCAAAATACGCACAAAAGCTGGCGAAATAGCACCTTTAAAGCTAAACCCAGCACAAAAGATACTTCAGCAAGCTGTTGATAAACAGATGAAAACTGAAGGTAAAATTAGGGTCATCATTCTGAAAGCCAGACAACAAGGTTTGTCTACTTACACTGGTGGCTATCTCTACTTTAGCGTGTCTCAACAACCAGCCCGAAAAGCTATGGTTATCACGCATCACGCAGATAGCACTCGTGCCTTGTTTGACCTAACGAAACGCTATCACGACAACATGGTCGAGATACTGAAACCTCACACCAAATACAGTTCCAGACGCGAACTAAGTTTCGATGTCTTGGACAGCAGTTACGTTGTGGCGACAGCTGGTGGTGATGCCGTAGGAAGAGGCGATACCTTTTCCCACGTTCATGCGTCAGAACTTGCTTTCTGGCCTAAATCGACAGCAGAAGAAATCTGGAATGGCCTGTCTCAAGCAGTTCCTAATACCAGAGGCACAGCCGTATTCATCGAAAGCACGGCTAACGGTGTATCTGGTGTTTTCTACGATATGTGGAAAGGGGCTGTAGAAGGAACAAACGGATACGTTCCGGTGTTCATTCCTTGGTTCACTGACCCAGAATACCGTGAACCAGTGTCCAAAGGCTTTAAGCGCACACCAGAAGAAAAAGAACTAGCCAAGAAGTTCAAGCTGGATAACGAACAGCTAATGTTCCGGCGGCGTAAAATCGCCCAGAACGGCTTGGATTTGTGGAACCAAGAGTACCCAGATACTCCAGAAACAGCCTTCCTGACCACTGGACGCCCAGTGTTCAATCCAGCGCAGCTGCAAGACGCACTGAAGGACGCTCGTGATATTGACCAGAAACTAGCCTTAGAAGGCGAAGAATGGGTCAACCATCATCGAGGGGAACTACAAACCTACCGAAAACACGATAGCGGAGAACGATATGTCATTGGTGCAGACGTTGCTATGGGAGTTAGGGGAGGAGACTGGTCGGTCGCACAAGTTCTGGATAGCAAAAAGAGGCAAGTCGCAACTTGGCGTGGTCAGGTACATCCAGACTATTTCGCAGAAATCCTGCGTGAACTTGGAACCTATTACAACGAGGCTTTCATTATCGTTGAAAACAATAGCCACGGTATTCTTACGGCTACACGGCTTGGAAAAGACTACGCCTACCCGAACTTCTTCACTGAAGTCCAAATCGACAAGCTGACAGACAAGGAAACCACCAAACTTGGTTTCACGACTACAGCCAAAACCAAACCACTCATCATTGACGAGCTAAGAGCCGCAATGCGTGAAGGCGAGTTGGAACTAAACGACAAAACCACCATCCGCGAAATGCTGACTTACATCGTGACCGAAAGCGGCGCAATGGAAGCAGAGCAGGGCTGTTATGACGACTGCGTTATGAGCCTAGCCCTAGCAAATCACGTCCACGAAGGCGCATGGGAACCAGTGGAGACACCAAATGAACTTTACATCGAAATGGTATAATCAATGGCTAAAATAGAAGACTACAAAAAGCTAGAAGATAGCGAAATCGTTACGATTGTAGAGAACAACATCAAGATGTCTGTTGGTTACTACGATAGTGACCTATCTCGTGAACGGCAGCGGGTTACACAGTACCTGAACGCTACCCTTCCAAAGCCAGCGCATGATGGAAACTCCAAGTACGTCTCACAGACCGTATTTGATGCAGTATCAAGTATGTCAGCTGCATTGTTGGAAACCTTCAGTGCTGGCAACAAAATCTGCAAATTCACCCCGCAAGGGCCAGAAGACGTGCAGATGGCTGAAGTCTGCTCTGCTTATACGGACTATGTTTTACATCGTCAGAACAACTTCTTCGATATTGCTCGTGACGTAATTCACGATGGCCTGAC